ATGTTGTGGAAATAAAAAAAAGAGAAGAACTTCATTTAAAATACAAGAAAACTCTTGATACAATAGAAAAAGAGTTTAAGCTCAAAGAAGAAGAGCTTTCTGTTATGAAGAAAAAGAAGATAAAGCAGATAATCAAAAATTCAAAGGAAAACCCACATGAAATTAATAAGAAAATTGAAGACCTGTTTGGTTTCACTCGCGTTAATTAGCTTTGTATCAACCTCTATGGCCATACCTGGAAACTATACCCAGATTGAAAAGGGTCAGCCTTCTCCATTTGATGGATATTGTTTTGACATTCCGGCATCGGCGTATATTATAGCTGACAAGGAAACGAGAGACCGCTGGTGCAAGGATAAGACAGACAAATCTTTAGCCCTTCAGAAAGCTGGATTCGATCTTGAGATTGGTAAGCTGACAGCTGAGTTTGACTATCAGAAGTCAGTTAATGACAAGACAATCGAGGCATTGAGACAGGAAAACATTAGGCTCGAATCCACAGCGATGTCTGCCTCAAATAATTACTGGTATATTTTTTTTGGATCAGGTATCTTCATGGGAGTGGTAACAACTATATTGATTACTCAGGCGACTAAATGAAGAAGAAAGATTTAAACGAGATAGCCAAAATAGAAAAAGCAATAAAGGATAAATATGGCGAGGAAGCGATTCAAAACCCTAAAAGACATTGGGATGAGGAAAAGGAGAAAAAGTACCTGGAAGACCTCAAAGCTTTCCATGAAAGGTCTCGGAACTCAAAGGAAGAAGAAGAGGCAAACGGCTTCAAAATAAAAGGAAAGAAGTCTTTACAGCAAGTTTCTCGCGACTGCCCAGTCTGTGGCTCGTACTCCTTCTCTGAAAAAGATGATCTGTATATGACAAAGTTCGAATGTTGTTTCGATTGTTATATACAATATGTCGAAGACAGGGAAGAGAGGTGGAAAACTGGCTGGAGGCCGAAAAAAGAATTAAAAATGATAAAGAAAGAGAAAGAGAATTAAAAATGGAAAAAAAGATTCCAGAACATTTGTCCTTGTGGCAACAAGAAGTATCGATAGAACAGTTTCAGAAATGGTGCGGCAATCAAGATCTTCCTTTTAAGTCAGAATCGAGAAGACATATTGCATCGAGAGGCTATAAGAGTGTACTAGACGCTGGAGCCGGAGTTTGCAGTGAGTATTACGGTTTCCGCGCAGACGGATATCAGATAGATTATACGGCAACAGATATTACTCCAAAATTCGTCAACCACGCAGCAGCCCAAGGTATCAAAGCACTAGTGGCTCCGATGGAAAATTTACCGTTCGAGGATAATAGTTTCGAGTGTGGTATATGCCACGATGTCCTTAATCATCAAAAAGATCCAATTCCAGCACTACTGGAGATGCTCAGAGTAACCGAGAAAGAAATTATAGTTAGCTTTTTCAAGCCTTTCGAAAAAGATGCTGTTTTCAATGAGCATTACCATGGAAAGTATAGGACCTACTCATCGCCGACAGGAATGATAGAAGAAAGATCAGTACTGTATGACCCCTATAGAGTTATTGGTATTTATAATTTTATTAACAAGGAGATGCTAATATCTTTCTTGAAATCTCAAAATGTTAGTTTTTCCTTTTCTGAAGCCGCAGACAAGAAAATAATGCTTCACATCGAAAAGAGAGGACATACGTAGTTTTGAGAGGTTCTTTGGCTCCAAGCCGAACAACTAACTATTTATTACTAGCGAACTATTTACATTAGAGGATTTTATAACATGGCAACGACTTTAGAAATTATTGATTGCATCTCACAGGTACTGGCGAACACTTATGATGGCGCCCTAGATGAGAGCGGAGAACCAGTGAAGATTGGTCTTCGAAGAGAAGAGGGAAACCCTCTTGTTGATCAAAGAGTGATGGACGGCTTTGGAGCCAGCGTCTCCGGTGATCGCTTGCACATCAAATACCACGCAGAAATACCACTTAAAGAGGTACACTCGAACGGGTTTGAGGGAGAGATGGAATCAATGGTTGAAAGTGTGAAATCTTTCATCCAAAAGGAATACAAAAAGATTAAAAAGTCAGCACTAGGACTGTCGGACCCAAGTGAAGTGGATGTTTTGGTAGAATACATATCTCGCATCCGCTGCAGCGTCAAGGTTCACAAGTGCTATAAGATCTCATCATTGGAAGCCGAAACCAACATGCCAGAGTCGGATGAAAGACCCACCGACCCAGCTTTTGAAAAGATGGTAAAACTCGGCGGCCTTAAGTAAGAGGGTTCGATGGCGATAAAGCTAACCAAACAAGAAGTAATGAAGGAGATTGTCCGCTGCGGCAAGAAACCGGAATACTTTATTCATACATACGCAAAAATTACACACCCACAAAAAGGTTTAATACCTTTTCATCTTTATGATTTTCAGTCTCAACTGCTTGAGGACTTTGAAGATCACCGTTTCAACGTAATATTAAAAGCTCGACAGTTGGGTATATCTACCGTGACTGCAGCCTACGTTGCCTGGTTAATGATGTTTCACAGAGAGAAAAACGTCTTGGTCATAGCAACCAAGTTCAGCACAGCAGCAAACCTAGTAAAGAAAGTAAAGGCAATCATAAAGAACCTACCGCCATGGCTCACAATTTCGAATGTAGATATAGACAACAGGACTTCTTTCGTGCTTTCTAATGGTTCACAAATCAAAGCATCATCGACCTCGGGCGACGCCGGCCGTTCAGAGGCTTTGTCTCTCCTTGTTATAGACGAAGCAGCGCACGTAGAAGGTTTAGAAGAGCTTTGGATGGGCTTATACCCTACTTTGTCTACTGGTGGTCGCTGCATCGCACTATCGACCCCTAACGGCGTCGGTAACTGGTTCCACAAGATATATACCGAAGCAGAAGGCAAGTCAAATGATTTCTTTCCCACGAAACTCCCATGGGATAAGCACCCGGACAGAAACATGGAATGGTTCGAAAAGGAAACCAGGAACATGTCGCGCAGAGAAATCGCACAAGAGCTTGAATGTAACTTCAACATGTCTGGAGAAACAGTGTTCGGCGCCGAAGACATGGCAGTGTACATGAATATGATTAAAGAGCCTAAGCACCGCACAGGCTTCGACCGCAACCTTTGGATCTGGGAAGAAAGAAAAGCAGAGAACGGTTACCTTGTCGCAGCGGACGTTGCAAGAGGCGATGGTAAGGATTATTCTGTGTGTCACGTGTTTAAGTTGGAGACAATGGAGCTAGTGGCAGAGTACAGAGGAAAGGTCACACCAGACATATTCTCAAGAGTACTATTTGATGTATCCCAGGAGTACGGAAATGCACTGCTGGTGGTAGAAAATAACTCAGTTGGGTTCGCAGTGCTTGACAAACTTAAAGAAATGAGGTATCCTAACTTATATCACTCTATTAAATCGACTCATGAATTCGTGGAGGAATATCAGGCAGATCAAATGTCAAATGCAGTTGCAGGCTTCTCAACGACATCGAAGACTAGACCGCTAATAGTAGCAAAGATGGAAGAATTCATTAGAAACAATCTAATTAAGATATATTCTTCTAGACTATTGGCTGAAATGAAGACATTTGTTTGGAACAACGGAAGGGCCGAGGCAATGCGGTCCTATAACGACGATCTTATTATGGCTTGTGCAGTTGGCTGTTGGGTTAGAGATACGGCACTGACGGCAAACCAGAGAGATATTGAATATAGTAAAGCCTTTATCGGTGCTATAACGAAGACATCTAACGAATTAGATACTAGAATAAACGGAATGATAGGTACTAAGAACTTGAAAATGCAAGAGACCTTCAATAAACATCAGGATGCAACAACACAATTCCCGTGGTTGTTTAAAGGATAAAAAATGGCTGATAAAAACAAGAAAAATACAAGAAACCCACAGAGTGTTCTCTTTAGGAGACTAACGAAATTACTCTCAGGTCCCCTAACTCAGTATAGAACTCAGAACAATCATAAATTAAGAAGAATTGATCTTGACAAATATGCGACCAGATTCAAATCTGCATCAGGTAGAGACTTCAAAAAGACTGCCTACAATCCTTACGATAACTTGCAAGCAAATGTCATGGCGTCTCAAGCAAGAACGGAGAGGTATGTTGACTTCGATCAAATGGAATACACCCCGGAAATCGCCTCTTCGCTAGACATCTACGCTGATGAGATGACAACACATTCGTCGTTATCGCCAATGCTGAAGGTCGTTTGCGAGAATGAAGAAATAAAGGCTATACTTGAATCACTTTACATAAATGTACTCAACATAGAACACAACCTATTCTCTTGGTGTCGTACAATGTGCAAGTATGGAGACTTCTTCTTGTATCTTGACATGGATGATACTCTTGGGATAACCTCTGTTATCGGACTGCCAACTGGCGAGATGGAAAGAATGGAGGGAGAAGATAAGACGAACCCTAATTATGTACAATTCCAGTGGAACTCAGCAGGATTAACCTTGGAGAACTGGCAAGTTGGACACTTCAGGATCTTAGGGCAGGATAAGTATAACCCGTATGGTACCTCTGTTCTAGAGCCAGCACGTAGAATTTGGCGCCAACTGACCTTGCTAGAAGACGCAATGATGGCATACAGAATCGTGAGGTCACCTGAACGCCGAGCATTCTATATTGATGTGGGCAACATCC